GCTAGATGCTGCTGAAAAAATTGACGTTCTTGAACAAGGTTCTTATCGACTTGCAAAATTTGCTGCGCAGGAAGAAGAAAAAAATGACTGAAATAATAGATTATGAAACAGACCCGGTGATAATTTTTCTGTTACGCCAGGAGAACGCGTGTTTTTTCGGGTTGAACACAGTGGAATGGAAAATAGGTTTGTTGCAATTCAAGGAGAATTAAATGAAATTAGTAATAAATGAAAACGGCGTGGTAAAAACCGTAAAAATAAAAGACGCAATAAAAATTCTTGAAATCAAAAATGAAAAAATCAGAATAGAAAAAGAAAAACAAAAACAAAGAGCATATTATGCTGAGCACCAAAGACAGAAGATTGAGCTACAAAGATCATATTATGATAGGCATAAAGAAGAAATTGCAGAAAAAAGTAGGAAAAAACGGTGTCTTGAAAAAATAAAAGGGGAAACTGGAAATGTGTGAACAGATTGGAATTGTAATTCAACAAAAATCTAATTCTATACGAATAGAGCATGTTGATAGATTTGGGTTGCTAAAAACAACAGATTTTGATATAGAAGATTGTGAATTTGATTTTGATAATTTTCTAAATGAATGTGTTGTTTTTAGTGAAAATGATAGCAAACTAACAAAATTGGAAAAAATTTCTATAACACAAAACAGAACAGATTTCTATCCACAGTTTATAACGTTTTTTTGGGAAATTCAATCAGATGGTTGGATGGTTGTTGCCAGGCATAATTCTAAAATCAGGAGTTTGGTCTCAGAGTCACAAGCAAAACGCCTGAAAGGATTGCCTAGAGGTACAATACTGTTATTATCATTGTTAGAAAATTGTATAATATATAAATTTGATATTATTATTTTGCCACGAACTTAAGGTGAAAACGATGGATAAAAAAACAGAAGGATTTGTTTTGGAAATGTTAAAAATGGCAATTGATGCTGGATCTGCTAATGTTACGCTTGAAATAGATGAAGAAACAAATTCAACTGCTCCAGACTTAACAAAGAGGCGAATGAATAAATATATCGAAATGTTCGACAGTGAAAAAAAACAAGAATTTATAAAACTTGCAAAAGAAGGAAAAATAAAATATTCATGTGATTTGAAATTTTTGGTTTGTGTTGGTGATTCTGTTGATATATTAAAAACGGAAACGTTTTTGTAGTATAACAACAGAATGTGAAGTATGGAGAAAAAATCAATACTAGAATCAGAATATGAATTTTCACCGATAAAATCAAAAATGCAAAAATATAAAACCTCATTAATTACAATTTTGCAAAGAGTAAAAAAAGTATGTCTGTTCAAAAAGTAATAACAATAATTGTGTTAATGGTTTTGTGTGTTGTTTTTATCACGCAGTTTTTTGCGATGCCAACACGCGCAGATATTGAGTCAACCGTAAAAGCAAACGGCGGAACAATAATTATAAAGTCATCTGGATCATGGGAAACTGCAAATCCATTGCATGATGGATTTATTTCTAGAGAGTTTGATAGTTATCAGTCTGCCAGCAGTACCAGTTCTATAATTGCTTCAGGCAGATCTGCAGTTGAAAAAACAACTTCAATGAAGAGATCACGCGCTGAAAAAAATACAGTGATTGCAGAAACTACAGGGACTATGATGACGGCTGACTCAGTTGGGATGTTTTCAACTCAAGTAAATATTCCAGAATCTATTTGCGAGACTGGGAATATTGAACTGGCTGATTATGCAGATGAAGGCAGATATCCAGAAACACAAAACGCAGTTGCAAGAGCTGGAATGATTGGAACTGGTGCTGGAACCAGGTACCAGAGTGAAACTCAGTACGATAATAAAGCAGTTGCAATATCTGCAGAAGCAGAAACTCCATTAGGAATGATGTTTCTTGATGCTGCAGGACATTTTTCAGCTGGGGTTAATAAGTCTGAGACTATTCTAAATTATGAATATATGAGAGACGATATGATACGCGTATATAGTCATGAAAACAAAACATTAGACGCTGTAGTTTCATGGCTGTGGGATATAGATGTTGAAGACGTAGCAGCTGAAAATATAACTGCTAATAAAACTATGGAGAACGAAAATGATTGAGCCTATAAATTACGAGCCGTTTTTCACGGCGATTGTAGCTGGGATTCTGTATTCGCTTATTTGGTACAGTACGAAATATACTGATCCAACTAAACCAGATGCAAAATTTGATTATACAAAAATGGCAGCAACTGCAGTACTAGGTGCTGTAGTTGGACTTGCTTTTTGTGTATATCAACTTCCAGTGTCTCAGATGAGTATTGAAACACAACTGGCAGTATCAGGTGCAGTAATTGCCATTCTTGATAAATTACTGAAAACTGGATATCATTGGATTGTTTGGAAAATTTCTATTAGAAAAGAAGGAGAATGAAAAATGTATAATGCAACGTATCATCCATTAGAAGGAGAATTGCTGAAAAATATTCTTGATAACGCATCTCCAAAAGAAGCCGCAAGGATAAAAGAACAGGTAACAGCTGCTACAAAAGGCAGAATTAGAAATTACAGAATTGAAATTTCAGAAAACACCTGGTACGATGTGAAAAACGGGGTTGTTTCTGGATCCAGCAGACAAGGATAGAACCCTAAAGAAATTTTACTTTTTTTGGAATGAAAGCAGTATTTTTGCCACCAGAACAATCTATGTTATATTGTTTTTTTGGAGAAGTTGGGACTGTGAAAACGTGTGACGAAAAAAGATTGGTTTTGATGCTATCGCACTGTATATCAATTCACACGACGTGGGATAGAGTAGAAATTGTTGAAGGTGTTAAAAAATGACGCAGGGAAAAATTTCTGCTTGTATAATTGTGAGAGATGGAGCAGAAACATTAGAAAAATTACTTGCATCTGTTGGTAGTTATGCTGATGAAATTGTTGTTTGTATTGATTCCAGGACAAAAGACAACACACTAGAAATTGCATTGCAATATACAAAACGTGTTAGTTATTTTGATTGGATTGATGATTTTTCGTATGCGCGGAATCTAGTAGCAAATAAAGCAAAATACGATAATATATTAGTTTTAGACGCAGATGATGAATTAGAGGCTGGATATGAAAAGTCATTAAAAAATGGAATCGATAATTTTGATGCTGTGAAATTTATTGTGAAAACGTCTGAAAAATCATTTGTTCCTTCAATCCGATGTTATAATCGGAAAACTGCGAAATATCATTTTAAAGTCCACGAAGTTTTACAGTTTTCAGTTGAAAAACCTCAAATATTAAATCTTGGCGCTGTGATTCATCATGTTAGAGCAAAAAATATTATCGATCCAGGCAGAAATATTAGAATATTAGATTCAGTAATTGCAGATTATTCTAGATCTCTTTTTTATCACGCACGGGAATGTAACGATAACGAACGATATGCTGATGCTATTATTTCATTTCAACGATATCTTGAAGTTTCAGATGTAGTTACTGAAAAATGTGAAGCGCTCCTTGGAATGGCAAGAGCAGCAGTAATGCTGCAGGATTTTAAGGATGCAAAAAAATATTGCCTAGAAGGAATTGGATTAGATTTAAATTTTATGCCTTTTTATAATATGCTTGGTCAAATTGAAATGGTTTATAGAAACTACAAAAATGCTATTTGGTGGTTTGAAATATCGCTAAATGTTTTGCCTACAAATTATATTTTTAATGATGTAAAAAACATTGAATTTAATACACTTGGAAATTTATTTGTTGCATATAAAAACACAGGACAACTTCAAAAGTCAAGCGATGTATTAGAACAATGCCAAAAAATAGATCCAGAAAACGAATGGCTTAAAAGGCAAGTGAAAAAATGGCAGAAAAAATAGAAATAATACCTAATCCTGTTGGTAGGCCGCGGATAGAAATAGATTATGAACAGACAGAGAAACTTTCATCTATTCTTTGTACTCAGGCTGAAATTGCTGCAGTGATCGGCGTATCTTTGTCAACACTGGAGCATGATCAAAAATTTTTGCGGATACATCAAAAGGGATTAGAAATTGGACGCGCGTCTGTTCGTAGAATGCAATACAAATCTGCTGAAGGCGGTAATCCGACAATGTTGATATGGTTAGGGAAACAATATCTTGATCAAAAAGATCAGAAAAACACCGAGATTTCAACGCCTGAAGGAAAATTTATTGTGATTGATATTGAAGCTAGGATGAAAAAATATGACCATTTGTTTTCTCCCTCGGGAACTGTTCCAGCTGACGATTCTGGAAAATGAATATATCCCTCAGGAACCAACCGAAAAACAAGCACAATTTCTGTTAGAACTTTCAGAAGAAGCGCTGTACGGAGGTGCTGCAGGTGGCGGCAAAAGTTCATCTCTTTTAATGACAGCGCTTCAGTATGTCAACATTCCTAATTATTCAGCACTTGTTCTAAGAAGAACATATCCAGATCTATCATTGCCGGATGCAATTATGGATCGGGCGCACAAATGGCTTGTTGGAACAAACGCTGTATGGATAGCAAGCGAAAAAACGTGGAAGTTTCCATCGGGTGCTACTCTTACGTTTGGGTACCTAGATACTGCAAACGATAAATACAGGTATCAAGGTGCTGCTTTTCAGTGTATTTGTTTTGATGAAGTTACTCAATTTCTTGAAAATGATTATTTATATTTGTACTCTAGACTTAGAAGATTGGCTGGATCTATAATTCCTATTAGAATGAGGTGTGCAGGAAACCCAGGAGGGCGAGGCCACCAGTGGGTGAAAGATCGATTTATTGACGGAGATCGGGTTTTTTATCCCGCGTCTCTTAAAGACAATCCGCACTTAGACAGAGATGAATATGTTCGAGCGCTATCAAAATTAGACCCAGTAACCCGTGAACAACTCTTGAATGGAAATTGGAACGTAGCAGAAAGTGGAAACAAATTCAAACGTGAATGGTTTGAAATTGTAGATGCAACTCCTGCAGAAAGCGAAAAAGTTCGGTTTTGGGATATGGCAGCGACGTCTAATGCTGGAGACTGGACAGTTGGTGCGCTTCTTGGGGTTTATCGAGATGTTGTTTATGTGATTGATGTTCAGCGATTTCAAGGAACACCAGGCACAGTAGAAACAATAATGTTTCAGACTGCTGAATTAGATGGACCAGATGTGAAAATTCGATGGGAAGAAGAAGGCGGCGCTTCAGGAAAATTTGTTACGTCTTATTTTGTGTCTGAGCTTATAGGCTACGATGCAAAAGGCATTAGGGCTACTGGTTCAAAAATTGTAAGAGCTAATCCATTTTCTAGTTTTGCTGAAGCTGGAAATGTAAAACTGCAAAGAGCGCACTGGAATAAAACGTTCCTAGAAGAACTTGGTTTGTTTCCTGCAGGCTCTCATGATGATATTGTAGATGCGTGCTCAGGTGCGTTTTCTGAAATTGCGAAAACTAAAAGAAGTAGTTACGAACCAACAATTAATGAGGCTTTTACAAAACGTATTTCAATACCAGAAATTTTAGGGATATAATGGCAAAAAAAACAAAAAATCTGCAGAAAAATTTACAATTAGACGAAGGAGATATATGGGTATCCAGTATTTCAGGCGCGCCTGTGTTTACTGCTCCTGAAATTAACGCAGCGCTTATCAGTAAACAGCTTGAAAACCAGTACATTTGCGGCGGAATTAATAATATGCAAAGAGTGATTTTTCAGGAAGCTGTAGTTGTTACTGGAGTTAATGCGAAAACTAATGAACCCGATCCAGATCTAACAGAAAAGTTAGAAACGCTTTTAAAACGGTTAGATTTTAATACTTTTCTTCAGATGAGATGGCGAGATGTTATTTCATGGGGAATCTCGATTGTAAATCCCGTGTGGAAACAAATCGAATCAGAATATCAGCTTGAAAAAATTAGACGCCTACCACCTGAGACATTTTCTGCAAATGCAACCAGCACAACAGTAGCAAATAGAATTTTACCAGGGATTTGTTATAATAACGGAGAAACTGAATACTGGCAAACAAATAGTGATGGAGAAATACAACAATTGCATAACATAGATGTGCAAACAGATCCAATTTCAACTGAAATAGGTGGAACACCGTTTATTTTGCCTTTAATTCCAATTATTTCTGCGCTGTCATTTGCATGGCAGAAAAATCTTGCACAAGTAAATATTTTTGGAACTGGTGGAATTCATTATATTCGAGTGATAAATCCAAAAGGAAACGACAAACAATATGCACAAGCGATTTTGAATAACGAGTCAGCAACTAATAGATATCAGCTTAGGGAAAACATGGAGGTTGTTTCTCTTGGAGATGGGCCAACTGGAACAGCTTTGGATACAATCAGTTCTCTGACAACGCTAATAAAATATTTCTTTTCACCGATTAGTTCAATTTTGAAAGAAGGATCTCAAATAATTGGCGGGTCTTCTAGTTCTGAGTATCAATTGTATATGTCTTTTATAAAGGGGCAGCACAGGTGGCTAGAACAGTCATCTGAGCAATTATTACAGCCGTATCTTGAATATAATGGGTATGCTAACCATAAAATTGTAGTCGATATCCCTGCACCTACAGTAGAAGATAAAGAATATAATTTAAAAGCTGCTGAACTTGGTGCGAAATACGGCGGAATCACAGCAAATGAATTCAGAAGTTATTTACACCTAGAACTGCTAGAAGGAGATGAAGGAAACGAAATGATTAAACCAGGCACTAGTATTTCTGCAGCTGAAAAAGCAGATATCATGAACAAATTTATCCATCCAATCGATCCATACGCAATCATAAACAAAAAACAGCAGCAGAAATTTGTTCAAAAGGTATTATCTGATGCGTTTTGAGCTATCTCGCGAAACTAGAAAAGATCCAACTCATTCGCTTTGGATTATAAAAGAAGCTGAAGCCGAAATAAATAAAATTTTTGAAAAATTAGAATCTGAAATTCTAAAAACTGTTAAAATAGTATTTCGAAATAAAACATCAGAAACTTTTCAAAATATACATTCGGGTGCACTGAAACTAGCTCCAGCAATAACATCAAAAATAAAAGCGTCTGACAAAGACTTCAAAAAAGTTACGGCAACTGCAATTCCAACAGCATCTAGAGCTGGAGGCGAGTTTGCTGAGATTCAACTTGGCGGAACCTACGAAGAACGTGCAGACCATTGGGAAACGTTACAACTGCTGATTCAGAATTCAGATACCGAGTTTTCTGGAATGGGTGCAGACCTCAGTAATAAAATAAATCAACTGGTTGCTGATGGAGTTCTAAACGAAAGCAGTTTCGGAGATATGCAGGATGCGCTGATTAAGCAGTTTGGAATTAGTAGAAACAGAGCAATTACAATTATTCAAACTGAAATAATGAATGCAGTTAATGAAGCTGCAAAGTTTCGGTATAAAGTTCGGGGTGTGAAAGATGTTGAATGGGTTACTGTTTCCGACGATCCATGGCCATGCAAAACTTGTGCACCACTAGATGGTCAAATTTTTCCAATTGACGATGCACCTAATTGCCCGATTCATCCTAGATGCAGGTGTACTATAGTTCCTGCAATAGTAAAAGGAAAAAAGAAAAAACGGGAATCTAGAGAAAAGAAAAAACGGGAATCTAGAGAAGATTTAAAGAAAAAAATTTCTGATCTTGGAAAAAAAGATGAACATAGATACCCGAATTTGATTCGGTTTTGGAATGCCCGTAATCACTCTCAAATTGGAAGATGGGATATGTTTGATTCTAAAGATTTGTCAGATGAATTTGTTCAACTCATAGCAGACACATTACTAGAAATTAAAAATGGTTTACTTGATCCATTGGATATTCCTTTTCTGCGGGGGATGATACAAGAGTATCGCGATGGAATACATGGTTCAATGGGAGACGGTATTTTATCTCTGACTGAAGATTACCTTAAAAAATTGGATTTGGAGCTTCTTAATGGTGAAGAAATAATACCCAGTAACTGGAAGCGTGGTGATCCAGAAGAGGACAGACCATTTAATTCTGGTGAATATTTTGCGAGTCCAGAAGATCGCGCAAAAGCGCTGATTTATCATGAAATGGGGCATCATATCCATCAACTGTATGATGTAAGGGAGGATATAGATTATTTAAGTCCACCACTTGAGGACAGAATTAAAGACGCTAGAGATAAGGATCATACTGTTCCCGCAACAAAGTATGGTGAAAAAAACGCAAAAGAATGGTTTGCTGATAATTATGCGCTGTATAAAATGGGTCGTGATGATCTTGTGTCTCCAGAAGCGAATACTTTGTTCGAAGAGCTTGGAATATAAAAATAACAAATCTTTTTATAGTAGTATTGCATAGTCTAGTTATAATGGAAAACGCTCTTTTTGGAAATGTTGTTGAAATATTACCAGAACACGATTCTGTGCTTTTAACTTTGAATCGGTGGCTGGAATATGATGGAACCAAAATTTATAACGGGATTGAGAATTTTCAAGGCACAGAAACTGCATGGGATGCTGTACCACTAGTTTTTGCAGAAAAACATCCTGATCTAGAGTTGCTAGAAAAAAATGTAGAAAGTGCACTTGAAAAAATTAACGGCCGCATCTGTGGGAAATTGTCAAATACGAAAGTAGAAACTTCAGGACAACCGAGACTTGTTTCAAAGATTCTTTTTTCTGCTCCTGAAATTGAAAAAATGTATAATGAAGGTAAACTTTCACTGTCTGTAGCACACCATGGAAAATTTGATAAAGATACTGGGAAAATTTTAGGTAATGTTACTCCAAACCACGTTTTGGTTTTTCTGCAGGACGAAAAAAACCAGCCGCGTGATCTTGGTGCAATGCTTCTAAATAAGGAAACAAAGAAAAGTGCAGTTGAATCTGCAATTGAAACTATAAAAAATTTTGTAACACCAACTAAAAACGAACCTCCAGATTCTCATGTTTCAGTTGAAAATGCAACGTCTCCTAGTGTTCCACCGAATCCAGCCAGCAAAAAAATTGTGAAAACTAGTGGCCAATGTATGCTGACTGAAAAAGATTTTGGAGATATGCTAATGTCTGAAATTAGAAAACGGTTTGCGTATGATGATGGAACTGGAAATTTCAGTGGATTAAAACTACCACACCACAATGTTGCAGGGGATTTGGTCCCGAATTGTGTGCGTGCTGCATTAGCAGCTGTTGGCGGGGCTAGAGTTGGAACGCCTATGAATCTTGGAAACAATGCTGAAAATGTAAAAAAACATTTAGAAGCGCATTTAAATGAGGCAAAAAAAATGGAAAATACAGAAATTGAAAACAGAAACAACACAATTAAAGAATTAGAAGAAAATTTGTTGATGTATAAAGAAAGTTTAGCAGCATACGAAGAAAGTGCTGCAACTGCAGAATGGGTTGCATTAAAATCTAAAATCCCACAGGGATGGCTAGCTGAAAAAGAAGAACCTGTTCTTAGGAAAGAGTATGAAGAAAATAAAGTAGCATTTTTAAACAAATTACTTGATGTTTCGCGCGGGACAGAAACTCCTGAAGAAGGTGATGAGTTTACAAACAAAAAAGTGGCTGATGAAGAAGAAGATCCACTTGAAATTAATCGAGAACTTAGATATGCAACTGGGAGGATGAGATAATATGGCAGTATCGTCAATTGCAGGAGTAGATCAGGGTGGCGTGAAATTAACGTGCATTCTGTATGAAGGAATTTCTACAGTTACTAGTGTTGTGCACGGGCAAGATGGGTATTATGACAAAGGAATCACTTTTGCTAGTCCTCTTGTAAAGGATGCATGGGTTGTGCCGTCAGTTGATAGTGGAAACTCTTATGTTGAAACTCAAGGACTTCCAGTTGTAAAAGCAATTTCTAATGGATCGCTGATTCTTGGAAAAATTATAAGCGAACCTAGAATAGTAGTTGCTCCGAGTTCTACGCCAACTGCAACATGGGCAGCTCACCTGACTGGAAAATATTATCGAGTAGCTACAGTTTGGTTCCCAGGAATTATTGGAACTACAAAAATTCAAGTGCAGGGACTTGATGCTGCTAATATTGTGCCGGGCGTTCAGGCAACGCTTGAATTTGATGCAAGTGGTTCAGTTGCTGCAATTGCAGCTAGTAGTCCTGATCCATTATATGGTTCAGACGTAACAACTGGTGGTGTAGGTGTAGTTTCGTTCCATTATGTTGCTGCAGGAACAGCACTTGTTAGTGCACTCGTTGGATTTACTGGAGGAGTCAATCTTATAATTTCATAGGAGGTATAAAAAATGGTACAAATTTCAGGAACTAATGCAAGATATTTACAAACCCCAACGATTTTGTCGGAGATATTACGTGTAGCTGAACCGACTCTGAAGTTTATGGAAATGATTCCATTCGTTGATTCTGGCGGTTTACCAATCACTTACGGGAAAAAGAGCAGTGCTAGTTCTGATGCTAAAAAACAAACACCGAGAATGACGACACCGTCATCTCCTTTTCCAGAAGTTCAGATTACTAGAATGACAAAAGAGACTGCAATTACCAGTACTGAAGGATTGTCAGTGAAGTTTGATAAATCAGCGCTTGAACTTCCAGCTGGAAGAGACATGATTATGGATGCGTTTGAGTCTGTAGGTTTTTGGATTGCAGAAAAAATGAATACTAATATTTATTCTGCACTAGATTCTGGATCTACTGATGCAGGAATGACACCAGCAGCAGCGTGGTCTAGCTCAGACGCAACGCCATTAGTAGATTTGATGAATTTCAAAAATGGAATGATCAAAGAAGGATACCCATATCGAATGACTGATATTTTTATCGAGTCTACTAACTATTCTGAGCTTGAGGGATTTCTTATAGGTTCAGAGATTCCGCAATATCGTGAGTCTGTGCTTAATGCTCCTATTCAAGATGAAATTGTTTTACCTTTAGAAGGGAAACCAGTAATTCACAGGTTATTATCTGGTATAACGCATGGTGATATAATGGGACTGGATCGCAAAAATAAATCAGCAGCTTCTTTGTTTTATCACAACGATCCAAAGTTTGGAACGCCGAAAATGATTTCGTACGAAACAACTGAAAAAGGGAAATTTGCAAAAAAAAGTGTTCCTAATTTTGGTCTTTCAACGCATCAGTATTTCGATGATGCTACACACGATACTATTGTTCAAGTTTGGCTTGATACTGTAATCAAAGTAAAAGATGAGTACGGTATTATTACAGACAGTGGATTATAAAAAAAATACTTTTTTCTGGTCTGCTCCAGCACAGAAAATAAAAAACAAAAAAATATCAGGAGAAAAAAATGGCTTACACATCAAAAACCGCAAAGGAACTTAGAAACGAAGGCGGTACACTTCTTGAAAAAGTCGCGAGTGAGCTCGCACTTATTGATACTGAAATTGCAGCTGTAGAACTAGGAGATCTTGAACTTAGTTCTGGTGAAATACTGGTTGGAAGCTCTGACGACGCAGCAGCAGCTGTTACGCCATCTGGAGATGTTACAATCAGCAACACCGGCGTCTTAACAATCGGAAACGCAAAAATTGAAGATGGCATGCTGGATCTTCCAGATGGCAAAATTTTCATCGGTGCAACTGGAGGTACAGGTATCTCAGCTGCTCTCTCAGGTGATGTCACGATGACGAATGCTGGCGTGGTTACCCTTGCAGCATCTGCAATTGGTGCGTCAAAACTAGACGTTGCTGATGGAACAATTATCGTGGGTGATGGCGATGGAGAAGGTGCCGAAGTAACTCTCTCAGGCGATATCACGATGACGAATGCTGGCGTTGTAACTATCGGGGACGCAAAGATCGAGGACGGCATGCTAGATCTTCCAGATGGCAAAATTTTCATAGGTGCGACTGGAGATACAGGAATCTCAGCTGCTCTCTCAGGCGATGTTACAATGACGAATGCTGGCGTGACGACTATTGGAGATGGGAAAGTCGAGGACGGCATGCTAGATCTTCCAGATGGCAAAATCTTCATTGGTGCAACTGGAGACACTGGTATCTCAGCTGCTCTCTCAGGTGATGTTACAATGACGAATGCTGGCGTGACGACTATTGGAGATGGGAAAGTCGAGGACGGCATGCTAGATCTTCCAGATGGCAAAATCTTCATTGGTGCAACTGGAGACACTGGTATCTCAGCTGCTCTCTCAGGTGATGTTACAATGACGAATGCTGGCGTGACGACTGTAGGAGCTGGAAAAATTAGCGAGGCTATGCATGTTGCTGCGTCTCTGTCTGGAACAATAGCAAAAGTCGTTGCTAGTGCAAACACCGGTGGTGGCATTCCTGTTTTATTCAGGAGAACTATTCCTAATACTGCAGGAGATTACGACGCAACCATGGACTATAAAATTTTAGTTACAGATTTCTGGATTGTTTCGACTGGAGCTGCTGCACATGCGACTGATGATACAGTTCAACTGAAAAATGGTGCAACTGCAATAAGTGACGCACTGGCAAAAACGGCGACTCAATATTCTGTAATTAGATCTGCTACTCTTAATAGCCCGACTATTAATGCTGCAGGAACTCTAAGACTAACAGTAGCAAAAGACACAAATTGCGCATGTGAAGCGTATGTTTTAGGAATTCGGGTAACATAATATGGCTGATGCGTATACTGCAACAGTATATCAAACTGCGTCTGATGCTCAAACTGCGATAAATGCAGCTACAGCAGACAAATTAATTAGCGTTTCTACATTTCTTGAAGGCGGCAAAACTAAATTTCTAGTTGTGGTGGCGGCATAGGATGACAAATTGGAGCGTAACTGTATATGATTCGATTGCAACAGCAAAAACTGCATATGAACTAATAGAAAATACAGTATACGCAACGATTACGCCGTTCACAGATGGTGCAATGTGCACTGCACAATATAGAGGGTGGTTAGAATAACAGTAACAGCAGCATTAGTTAATAAAGCAAACCGTGCGCTAACTTCTGCAGAAGCAACAACTGCATACACAGATTATAACGCAATTGCGAAAGTTAGGCTTGATAATGATGATCCAGGACTAACAACTGCAATTTATGATTGGTGCCACGCGTTGTTGATTTGTCATATTTATGCTGCAGGAGATCCAACTTCTGGATTAAAATCATTTACAACTGGTGATTTTTCTGGTACTCAAATTGTAGGACGAACAATCTGGATGATTGAATATTTACAAATTATTGGTGAGTTCACAGATGAATCTAGTGATGAAAAGACAGATGAAAACAGTGTCGGCAGATGTGATGCTGAAATGGCAGACTTCAAGTTTGATCAGGGAACAATCCCCAGGTATTTCAGTATATGAAATTTGGATATATCCACAAGTGCGAAATACAGAAAAAAGAGAAGCAACAGAAATTTAAGTACTCAAGCAGTGCCGGAACTGCAGATGTTGCGCAAACTGTATCTGGAGCAGACGCTAGTGCAATAATTACGAAACTTGGCAGTGGGTATATCGTTGTAAAAGAAATTTCTGGAACTTTCATAAACACTGAAGAAATTACAACCGATTCATTCAGTGCTACACTTGATTCTCAATCAGATTATAGAAACCAGTCTGGAGAATATCAATATTACTGGAACGCTGATCAAGAATCTGTTCCATGTAGATTTTATTATGAAAAAAGAACTGTTGGACGAGGTGTAGAAATTCTAGATTCTGGACAGTATGTTAACCAACCACTAAAGTTGG